GCTGCGAAGCCCTTGCCCGCAATCTCGTTCAGGTGAGACTGGGCCAGCTCATCCAACGGATTGCCGTCCTCGCCGAGCCAAATGGCGGGACGCTTGGCCTTCTTGGGGAGCGGGCCCGCAATGGCTAGGCTCGAGACGAACTGTCCCTGACTGTCGCGCGGGTGCTCGTGCTCCTCGAACGTGGGCTGGGCACGCTTGGCAAAGACGTCCGTACCACGCGGGCCCGCCACCTCGGGTCCGAACTCCAATGGGAACGGTGGGGTGTTGAACTCCTCCGGCAGCGGCCCGTTGTAGTACAGTGTGACGTGCGGGGTGTACGCCGGGTAGTCCCAAGTGGCCCCATGCCGGCGTGCGCCTTTCCACCGAGCTTGCAACGAGGGGCTGCGGAGCTTTAGGACCACCGCCCGGTCAGTCCCGAGCCGTTGCCAGCCGAGGAAGTCCCGTTGCGGCACAACGAGCGTGTCCTCCTCGGCCAGCCACGGGAACGCGCGGCGGCTGTGGACAATCGTCACGTGCAGGTTGGCGTCCAGCGGGGGCAGCCCCTCCTCTTGGGCCCACTCCCGGAGCTTGGCGTCGCACGCGGGGGTCAGGGCCCTGGCCACGTACAGCCCCGGGTCGGGTACCAGGAGCGCCTTGAGCATGGCGGCGAGCGCCTTGCGGCGTCGCTTCATGGGCTTCCATGTTGCGCTATCCGCGTGGACGTCGCCGGGGGTCAGGTCCTTCGTGACCGCGCGGAACGCCTCAGCCCAAGAGCCCATCAAGCACCATCCGGATGAAGATCACGCACCGGCAGTTCGGGTGCGCCGCTGGACCCATGATCGTGCTTCCGTCCGGCATGACAAAGGGTTCGTGAAACGCCACCCCCTCGGGGTTGAGCTCCGGAATGGGCTTGCACATGGGGCAGACGCGCTCGTCCTTCGCCACGTGCCAGAACCGGCGGAGCTCGTGCGCCTGGACCTTGCCTTCCTGAATGGCCTGCTGCCACTTGAGGTGCCCGCCCTTCCACAGCGCGGTGATGCTCTCCGTGCGCGCGACGGTTTCCGCCCGCTGCTTGAGGAGCTTCTCCTCGAACCGCTTGACGTGCGTCTCAATGGCGTCCGGGGTCAGGGCGCTCTTGGCCTCGGCGGCCCGGAGAATGCTCCGGTCGAACCGCTTGTCCCGGGTGTTGCGCCGCAGGGCTTCCTTGAGCGGCTGGCCCTTCGCGCCCCCGCTGAGGAGCTTGCGGTAGTTGTGTACCGCTTGCACGTCCTTGGGGGCCATGCCCACCAATGGACGGAGCTGGATTGCCGTCGTGGTGGGGTGAACACCGCCCCGGAGCCCCAGCTCCAGGTGGTGGAGCACTCCCGCGCGCAGCTCCGCGGACACGTTCTGCACCAGCTTCAACTCACTCTGGCGCAGCGCCGTGCTGACGGCGGGGTTGAAGAGGTTGAAGTTGACGCTCAGGAGCCCGGGAATCCGCTGTGCGCCACCCACCACGGCCTCCCGCAGGAGCGCCTGGAACTCGCTGAGGTCCAGGTGCTGGAGCAGGAGCTCCGGGTTGTTGGTGCGGACCACCTCCGCCAGGAGCTCGGGGCTGGCCCCCGTCTTGAGGTGCGCCACCGCGCGCTGGAAGGCGTCCCGGAGCTTGGGCTCGAGCCGGGTGGCGTAGGCATCCAGCTCGGCCCAAACGGCCTCGTCGCTCATTTCTTGGGCTTACAGCCCGCGCACACGCGCGTCGGAATGCCCTTGAGCTCGACCACGCGAGTGTCCGAGCGATAAAGCCGGCAGAGGGCGCACTGGAGAAGCCGGGCCATGGCCTAGCCCTGCGTGACGGTGTGGGGCAGGTTGGCCACGGACTTGAGGTGCTGCTCGAGCTTCGGGTCGGGGAACAATTGCGCGCCCGCGCCCGCAATGGACGTGATGAAGGCGCCCAGCGCCTCGAGGTTCGGCGCCTGGAAGTCGCCCGGCTTGAGCGTGGGGCGGAGCTTTTCGTCGAAATTGTTGAACTTCCACAACCGCCCCACGAGGTGACGGTTGATTTGGTCTCCAATCACCCCGAGGAACGCTCCGCCCGCCTTGGCAAAGAGGTCCGTTTTGTCGCTACTGAGGGCGAACGACCCCACGGCTTCCTGACCGAGCATGATGAAGTCCGTCATCATTGAGCTGAGCATCCGCCGGTCGTAGCGGTCCACAATGGGGCTCAGGTCAGCGGGCTTCTTGTTGTCCGCCACCACGAACCCCAGGTCGTACAGTGGGGTCTTGGTCTCGTGGTGGACGTCGCTGGGAATCACCACGCTCCCCATGCGGTCCGCCGCCACCCGGTCCGCCATCTGGCGCCACATGTTCCCAATCGCGAGCTCGGGCCCGCTCAACCCGCTCTCCAGGTACTTGCCCGGAATGCGCGCCACCACGATGCCTGCCGCGCGCACCGCCGCGCGTCCCTCCGCCTCCTCGATGGTGTTCTTGCGGAGGTACGTGATGTAGGCGTTGCGCAGAATGCTGCGCCCTTCCGGGCTGCGGAGGCGCGGCGAGGTGGTGAAGTTGAGCAGCTTGTCGCGGGGGATCAGGGCGTTGGGGCGCCCCAACACGAACTGCTCCAGCCCCAGGAGCTCGCCCGCCTCGTCGAAGTGCCACTGATGCACGGTCTCTTGCGACCGGAGGGCAATCTTCCCCACGCCGAGGGTGCCGTCCGTGAAGGCGCTGGATTGGCGCGGATCACGCTTGGGGCCTCGGCGGACCTTGTACACCACCTCCATGGGGGCGAAGCCGTACTCCAGCATGGAGAGGGCCTCCGCCACGAGGTCCCCGAAGGGGTACATCATGTCCTGGAACAGCACAGACTCGAGCCACTCCTTGGCTTCCACGGCTTCCGGCGTGTCGTCCTTGGGGTCAATGGTCCACTGGACGTTCCGCAGGAGCATGGTGAACGCGAACAGCGACGCGCCGATGATGGGGTCGTTGTCCGCCATCTCGCGGTACTTCTTGGCGCCCTGAACCCCCCGGAGCTGGGGGAGGAAGTCCTGGTAGAGGAAGCCCTCGCGCGGGGTCGCGCCCGGGAGCCCTGAGTGACCGAGCTCGTGGAGGGCTTCGCCCCGGCTGATAGTGCCGTCCGTCTCGTTGTCAGCCATTGGTCAGGAGCTCGGAGCCAAAGGGGGAATGGAGCACGCCGCCTTCCACGTTGGCGGACGGAATGTGATGCGCGAGGATGTTCCACTTCTGCCACAGGACGTAGCCCAGGGCGTCCGGCAAGTGGTCCAGCCCTGCGTCCTTGTCCTGCTGGTTAGTGCCTTCCTTCCACGTCAAACCTTCCAAGCACTTCGTGAGGCGAGGGGTCGTCGAGGGACGCAGGGTGAGGCGACGCCGCCCACTACCGGACTTGAGAAGGCTTTGCACGTTGTTGACACGGTCATGCACGCGCGGGTTACTGCGGTTCACCAACACCTCAAAGCCGTTCGCCGCGAGGATAGACAGGTCCGTTTGCCCCAAGGGCGCGTTGGTACCCTGCTGTGCTCCCGACGCATCCGGGCACACGATCATACGCCGGTCCGGGTACTTGGCCCGGAGCGCCTCGCACATTTCCTGAGTGTTACTGCTCTGGAGCTCGAGCTCCCCCAACACCTGCGGCCACCCGAGGCAGTCCTGCACAATGACCGCGCTCATGGGGTTGATGTTGAAGTCCATGCCCACGTACAGGTCGCGCCCGAGGTCAATGATGGCGCTATCCCAGTTGCCCGTGGGCCAGCCGTGGCGCGTGAAGTTGGCGTAGACGCGACCCTGGAGCGTCTCAAAGCTGGCCTCGAACTCCTGGCGGAAGACGCGCGGGTCCAGGTCAGCGCGGGCCTCGAGGATTTCACTCTGGAACACCCGCCCGCCATGCGCAGTGGTGAAGGTGAACGCCTCCCAGCCGGGCTTCTTGGCCACACCGCGCATGTGCGCGTCATAGAAGTGGTTGTAGCCCTTGGGCGTCCCGAAGAAGCCCGCACGCCCCTGCTTGTCCGCCAAGGCGGGGCGGATGACCTCGTCCCACGTGATGGGGTCAATGTCGGCGAACTCGTCAAAGTCCGCCAGGTCCAGGCCCGGGCCCCGGAGGCTGTCCGGGTTGTTGGCTCCCAGCAACTGGACCCGGCTCCCGTTCACGAGCTCAATGGAGAGCTCGGACTCGTTCTTCCGGCGGATGTACGCCGGGGGGATCATGTCCTTCAGGGGACGCCAGAAGATGTCCTTCCCCTGCTTGTACGTGGGGAAAATGACCCGGCATTCCTGGTTCGGCTTACACACCGCCTGATGGTACTGCCGCACCCCGATGAGCGTGGTCTTCCCAAAGCGGCGGCCTGCCACGAGCGTGACAAACCGGGCCGCACTCCGGAAGACGCGCGACTGCGCGACACCAAGGGCGGGGGCGCTCACTTGTCGAGCCGGGCGTGATACTTGACGTGCGTGAGGATGCCCGCCACGCTCTGGGCGAACACATACCCGCGCCACGCCCGCGTCCCGGCGAGCTCGCGCCAATCCACCTCGTTGGTGGGGACGTCCTCCCCATCCCGAGGGCCGCCATACGCCGTCACAAAGCCGGGTTTCATGCGGCGTGTACCTCGCCATGACGGATGAACCCGTGCCACCCCTGCCGCACCACGCGGTTGGTGTCGGGCTCCACCTCGTACTCGTTGATGCTGGGGCTCAGGGAGAGCGTGTCGGGGTACGCGCCTGTGGCGGCCCAACGGTAGGTGCCGTCCGGCTGCTGGCCAGCGGTGCGCCCCACCCGAACCCGCAACGTGTGGAACGGGCCAAAGGGGCAGTCGCCCCCGAGGGGGCACAGGAACAGCAACACGCCGTCCTCGAGCGTGCCTTTCAAACGCGGGTCCAGGTCAATGAGTCGCATGGGGTACTCCTCCGACGTTGCGGCTTGCGGGGGCGGGGTGGACCAAGACACGTGTCGCAGGCAGTGCGTGGGCGGCCTCGGCGCACTTCAATCAGGCCGCCGCACGCGCACGTGCGCGGGGTGCGCTTGTGGTAACGCCGGTAGTACGTCTGGTTCCAGCCTGCGCGCCGGGCGGGAATGCACTGGGCGCAGAACCGGGCTTTGCTGTTCTCGACCCCGGAGGCGCAGACTTGGCACCTGAGCTGGCCCGGGGCCACGGGCGGGAGCAATTGTTGCGGGGCGGCCTGTTTCTGGTTGCGAGTGACCCCTTCGAGGCAGGGGTAGCACCGCACGCGGGTCCGGCCATTGCCGTCAGACTCCAGCACTTGCCGGCGACCGCAGTCGTGGGCGTCCGCCCAGCCGATGATTTTGAACGGGGGCGGCATGACCCTTCCTCCTGCTGGCATGGGTTGGGAACTTTCCTTGGGGGGAATCGAGCGCGCGGTAGCGAAGCTCACGGCACAGGGTCCGGCTTGCCCTCGGGCAGCGGGGCGTCCTCAGCGGCCAGCGGGAACACGGGCGCCGGGAGCTTGGCCACGTCTGCCGGGTCCATCTCCGCGGTACCCACGAAGCCCAGCCCCACACGGGCGTAGAGCTCCGCGATGGCAATGACGTCCTTGAGCGGCGTGGTGAACACCCCCTCGTGCTGTGCGTCAATAGCCTGCTCCAGCCGGGGGCGGATGCGCGCATCGAACACGTGCTGCATGGAGAGGCGAATCTCGCCACGGGTGCGGCCACTGAGCTGCGTCCCCACGCCGAGCGCCTTGAACGGCTCGAGACTCGGGGGTGGCGCTGGGGCGTCCGCCGGGGGCGTCACAGGCTTCAGGGTCCGCTCATTGGCGGGCCCCTTGCGCTTGCGGCGCTGATTGCGGTTAGGCTTCTGTGGCATAGGCCCACGGTACACTCACGCGGGCTCTTGGACTACCTCAAGTGCACCGTGGTAGTGGTTGTAGACAGAGCGACCATAGCTACAACCCACCTTCCACGCGCCTATCCTCCACTCCTCTCACGTTTACAACAAAACCCGTTGTACTCGTGGTACACTTTTCGTTTTTTATTCTCGCGTTGACCCACACGCGTCATGGAGGAGAGAGGGACCACCACCGACTATGCTCTAGAACAGCGCGAGCTGGGTTGGCGGGCCACTCAAGTGCTCCCAACACACCACGCACGTAGGCGCACGCTGACCCGGGACCCCCACCTCAACCACAATCGGCTTGGCGCACCGGGGGCAGGCCGTGGCATTGAGCAACACGTCCTTGGCCACGGGAAAGGTGTTCGGTCCCCACACCAAGCTCTGCCCGCGCCCGAACCCCATGGGGAGCTCCGTGTCCTCCCCTTCCAGGAAGGTGTCAAACAATACCTCCCCCTTGGTCGTCACAGCCCACGC